TGGAAAAGATTAAAATTAGAGCGCAGAGTTTCTGTGACTGCTCCAAGGCCTTTGCACGCTCGCATAATTAAAGCAGTCAAAAAAGAAAAATGGTTGGATGTAGGATTTAAACTAGAAATTGAAGGTAAAATTGCTATCTTATCTCATGCTAGACAGAATTCTATTCTAACTTTCTTCTTAGATATTAAACCTCACACATTAGATTTCCGAGTTAAAAAATCCATCACAGAAAGAGACTTTTAAATGCCTTTAACTTCTGAAGAAACAATCACCATTACTGGTACTAAACTAAGAGAGACTGAGAAAGCAGTTCAGTTTGCAATTTATGAAGTAAATAAAGAGCCTTTATCTCCATCAGTTACTGAATGGTTTCCATACTCTCAGATCTTTTCAACTTTTAGAGATCCTAGTTCTGAACGTTCTGAGGGTTTAGTAGTATCAGCTTGGATTGTTAAGAAGAAAGGTTTAATTTAATATGATCACCGCCCGCTCTCTACTAACTTTAGTAATCTCGGTAACTCTAACTGCTTGTGCTAGTTATGATACAGTACTAACTAATTCAGATGGTAAGAAGTTCTATTGTAAAACAACTGGTTATGGTTTAGTTGGATCACTTTCTGCTCAATCTAAGCATGATGATTGTTTATCTGTAGCAAAGGAAAAAGGTTATGTCAACAGTAACTGAGGGGTTTGAATTAAAAGAAAAAGTAGCTGAACTATCTACTTTACTTTTATCTAAGCATCCTAAAATGCCAGGACTTCTAAGAGAAATTCATACAACTCTTAGAGCACAGCCGGAGAATGTAACTCTACTATCTGAAGAAGAAATTGCAGTGATTGTAAATGGTTTAAAAGTTCAGACTGGTGTAGAATTTGCAGCTTCAGTAACCAAAGGCTCAGGTCAGAAATCTGCAGTTGCTAAGATTAAATCACTTGGAGCAGATGCTTTTTAATCTATGCAATACTATCCACCTTATACACTCCCATTAAATTGTCCTTGCATACCAAAGTATTTGGATCTACACATTGCAATTCTATGTGCGAACTGGACAACTATTATAAATTTCAAGTAAGTTTCAGAGTTGGAATAGCTTGCTTGAGTGCAGGATATTCACCTTCTTTATATGAAGGTAAACTCTTTCTAAGTTGGCTCCAATGTGGGCCAATTTCTTTTTGTGAAACTACTCAGAAACATATCAATTCTGACCGAGAGATATCTTCTCAGTTAGCAAAGGAATTATTTTTATGTCTACCGCACAAGACTTTCTCGACTCAACTGTTTCTGATTCAGGAATTTTTGAATTGGATGGCGATGAGTTACACTCTGGAAGTACAGAATTATCTAGCAAGAAAGTTTTCCGAGAGCCAGGATATGAAGGATCAATTGACTACAGGGTTCGCCAACTTAGCTACTCGTCATTACTTACATTGCATTCGTGCCCAAGAAAATTCCAACTTAATAGATTACGATCAACTCACAGAGCAGAAGAAAGTATTAAATCCACAGTTACCTTTGCTTACGGACATATTGTCGGGGAGGCTATCCAACTTGCGCTTGCAGGTAAATCTGAACAAGATATAATCTGGACAATGTATTTAGGTTGGCATACAGATCTTGCAAACATTGATGAGAAAGCACATAAATCTTTTTGGTTTGCTATCTTTGCCTTGCAGAAATTTCTAGCTTTACGTGAGTCAGGATTCTTGCAAGATTACGAACTTGTTTATTATGAAGGAAAACCTGCCTGTGAATTATCTTTTGCAATTGTATTCCCTGATGGCTTTCGTTTACGTGGTTTTGTGGATGCTGTACTTCGCCACAAAGAGTCTGGAGAAATCCTTGTATTGGAATGTAAAACCACAGGTCTTACTACCCTCAATCCGGCTACGTATAAAAATTCTAGCCAGGCTATTGGCTATTCTGTTGTTCTCGATCACCTCTTTCCAGACTTATCATCTTATAAAGTCTTATACTTAGTATATCAAACTAAGCAAAAAGAATATACCCCTATCCCATTTGTAAAAACATTCTTGCAACGGGCGCTTTGGATTCGAGAACTTCTACTTGATATAGATGTTATTAAACTCTATGAATCTGCTGAAGTATATCCTATGAGGGGTGAATCTTGTTTAAACTTTGGTCGTGAATGTGAGTACTTCCAAGTATGCACACTATCAACTGAATTTTTAACTAAGCCTTGTACTCCTGAAGAAGAAGATGTAACTAATTATCAGATTGTTTTAAGCTTAGAAGATTTACTTGATTCTCAACTAAGAAAAGTAGAGGTAGACAATGACATCTCGTAAACAAGAAAAGCAGCGACGACTTGCATGGAAACTTAAAATGGTTACAGCTGCTCAAGGAACTTTATATCCAAGAGAGGACTTACCGGGTCTTATCCATGATAGATTACGTGGTATTGTACATGAGTTACACCATGTTGAAATGATTATTAGATATGAATTACGTACTTTAAAACTCTTAACTGAGGATGATTTGAAATGAAACTCTCACAGAAAACAGCTAGTAAATCACATCGTGTTCTTTTATTTGGACCACCTAAATCTGGTAAGACTCAGCTTGCTGGTGAGCTATCTAAAGAATTTAATCTTATCTGGTTTGATCTTGAAAATGGTGTAGATACTTTACTCAAATTGCCGGTTGAACAGCAAGAAAAGATTGAAGTTATTACTCTCCCTGATACCAGATCTTTTCCAATTGCAATTGAATCTTGTCTTAAAGCAATCAAAGGTCAAGTAGGAAAGATTTGTGAGACTCACGGTAAATGGAACTGTGCAACTTGTGCAAAAGATTCATCTCCCTTTGTTTCTTTAGAGCTAAACAAGTGCGGATTAGATACTGTAGTTGTGTTTGATTCTCTTACTCAACTCACCAACTCTGCCATTGCTCATATTACAAAGAATCAACCAGATGACTATAAACTTCAGCATGATGATTGGGGAAATCTAGGTAAGTTAATGGATACCTTTCTTTCCCATGTTCAACAAGCTCCCTTTAATATTGTTTGTATCTCTCACGAAACTGAAGCGGAGATGGAAGATGGAAAAACAAAGCTTGTCCCAACAGCCGGTACACGTAACTTTTCCCGTAATACTGCTAAATACTTCGATGAAGTCGTATATTGCGAGGTTAAAAATAAACGACATATCGCTGCATCCTCCACTACTTATAACAACAACATCCTTACTGGATCACGAACTGGAGCAGTACTGGAAAACATTTCTGAAGCCAGCCTTATTCCAATATTTAGAGGAGAAGTAAAGCCAGTTAATCCTGTAACTTCAAACACTCCTGCAACTACTGCATTAACAGCTCTGCAAAAACTTAAACTTAACTCAACGAAAGCTTAATATGAATGACTTAGTTAAATGGAATTCAGCGGTTATGAATAATCTTTATCAAGATCTTAAAGTTCCATGTAAACTAATTGGAATCCACGGTCGTGCACATTCAGGAAAAGATACTTGTGCAGGATACTTACATGATCGTTATGCTGACCATTGGATTGAAGCTTTTGCAGATCCTTTAAAAGCAGCTTGCAAAGAGCTCTTTGGTATTCCAGAAGAATTCTTTTACGATCAAACTATGAAGGAGCAGATTATTCCTGGATGGGAAGTCTCTGCACGTATGGCTGCTCAGTTTGTAGGTACTGAACTTGTACGTGAAAATATGTGGAAACTTTTATCCAAAGACTATGATAATTTTTGGGTACGTCGTATGGCATATAAACTACAAGGTACTATTGAAGGAGATGGTGTATCTTACACAGCTGAGGATACAATTATTATTCCTGATGTTCGTTTTCAAAATGAGCATGATTGGATTATTGATAATGGAGGGATCATTATTCACTTGACACGCCCAGAATTATCTGGTACAGTCGGCCTCCCTGCTCACAAATCAGAAGCTGGAATACAATTCACAGCACCAAACTCTACGTATCATGTAATTAATGATGATACTTTAGACATTCTATTTTTGAAGTTACGTAGCATTTTTGAGCCGTATCTTCATAATTCAGGTGTACTTCCTGAGTAAACTAGTACATTCCTCAACTTAAACTTCTTAACTTATTGAAAGCCTATTATGACTACAGATAACAACTTTGACCTAGACGCACTACTAGATGGTACTTTAGATGATCTAGCAGATCTACCTGAATTTCGTCCCTTTCCAGCTGGTACTCATCGTGTTAATTTTACATTCGAGTATGACAAGAAAGATAAAAAGATTCTTTACGCAAAACTAAAGTTACTTGAAACTGTTGAACTACATGATGCAGAAGATACTCCTTGTGAGCCAGGTGCAGAAGCTAATGTTCGTTATGATCTAAGTAATGAATACGCTCAAGGTAATCTAAAGAAGCTACTAGTAAACATTGCTGGTCACTTTGGTGCCAAGAAGAATTCAGAGCTCATTTCTGATATGAAACAAGTAGAATGTTTAGCAGTTACTAAGCTGATTACTTCTAAGAAGAATGCTGATCAGAAGTATCTGGATATTGTTGAACTACAAGTGATTTAATACCTTACACCTTCCCTAACTCACAAGGTTTCGGAGGGTGTAATAATTAAATCCTTTACTCGCCGTAGTATAATGGATAATACAAAGAGCTTCTACCTCTTGAATATGGGTTCGATTCCTGTCGGCGGGACCACAAACTATGTCAACACTAGAATCTAAACTTGCACAACTTAGAGCGCTCAAGGCTCAAACTCCTGCAACTCCTAGTCAGGCAGCTAAGTTATCTGGACAATCTAATTGTCTATTTTTAGGTACATATGAGGATGCTACCTATACATCTCATTTAAAAGGAATGTTCTCAGGTTATACAACTTATGTTTGTACTGAGCCTATTGAACTTTTATCTCATCTCAAAATCTACTGCAATAAACGTGGCATTAAGTATATAGTATCTACCAACACTAAGATTCTTGCAAAGCTTCTTGAACTACAAGGTAGTTATAAAGTTAAGCCATCTCTATCAAACTATGAGGGATCATTCTTTGAATGGGAAGGTTTAGAGATTGTATTTATCTCTCCACTCTCTCAGCTCTTTACAGTTACTTACGGTAAATTCTTAGCTTCTCGTTATATTTCTAAACTAATTGATAAATCTTCTTGGAGAGAAGCTACTCCTTTTAAGTGGACAATCTTAGACCACTCTAATATAGAATCTATTTATGATGAATTCTATTCTGCGTATGCTATCGCAGTTGATATTGAAACTTTTAAAGTTAATCTTGCAATTCGTTGCATCGGTTATACTGCTGTCTTTATATCTAATGCTGGTAATATTACATCACACAGTATTGTTTTGCCGATGGATTCATCGTGGTCTTTGGCGTGGATGAGAAAGTTTAATAATCTTCCAGCTCAAAAAATATTTCAGAATGGAAAGTATGACTGCTCCTACTTGTTACGTTATAATGCACCAGTTAGAAACTGGATCTGGGATACTGCAATTGGGATGCACAGTTGGTATTCCGAGTTACCAAAAGATCTTGCTTTCCTTAATGCCTTCTTTCTACGAAAGGTGGTATACTGGAAGGATCTTGCAGAAACACAAGATCTTTTTGAATACTATAAATACAATGCAATGGATACCTGGGCAACAGCAAATGTGTGGATTACATGGATGCTTAATTCCCCAGATTGGGCCAAGCGAAATTATTCACTAGAGTTTCCTTTAGTTTATCCTTGTTTGTTAGCTGAAATGACTGGTCTTAAAAGAGATCAAACTGCTCTTATTAAAGCTCGTCAGGAAGTTGATAAAGAAGAAGCAGAGAAACTTTCTTTCATTCGCAAAGTACTTTCATCTTCTGGATTCAACCCAGGCTCACCAGTTCAAGTAAAGAATCTACTCAAGCTTCTAGGTTGTGGAGATATTGAATCTTCAAATGAAAAAGATATCAAGAAAGCAATGCTTCGTCATCCTTTAAATGCTAAACTCCTAGGGGAATCTGGAATACTTGGCATTAGAGGTTTACGTAAACTAAGTAGTACTTATCTTAGACTGGATAGTGATGCTGAGAAAGGTAAAGATAACGGAGCAAAAGAATTCTTGTCTAGAATTTTGTATGCACTTAATCCAGATGGAACAGATAGTGGAAGACTTGCAAGTAGAGAACACCATTTCTGGTGCGGTCTCCAAATACAAAATGTTCCTAGGGGTAAGGAAGTTAAACAAACAATCTGCTCAGAAGATGGCTGGTACATTGCTGAATGTGATCTTGAGCAAGCTGAATCCAGAGATACAGCAAATATCAGTGGAGATACAGCACTCATTGCCGCCGTGTCAGGAACAAGAGATTTTCATTCAGTCAATGCGTCAGCTTTTTTTGGAAGATCTTACAGTGACATTTACGATGATGAAGTTGGAAAGACTAAAGATAAGCCACTTAGAGATCTGGCAAAAAAAGTCAATCATGGAGCTAACTATAACATGGGCCCTGAAGTCTTAATTGACACTATGGGTTTAGATAAGATTTATGAGGCTGGAAAACTTTTAACTTTAAATGAAACTGATCCACGTAAGATTGCTTTAGAACTTCTAAGTAGATTCCATAAGACTTATCCTAAACTACGTGGCGGAATGAATAAACCTTACTATCCAGGAACTTATTATGCATACGTTGTTGAATGTATTGAACGAGATAGAAAATTGGTTAGTCGTGCTTATCACCATACTGTATATAATTGTGAACACTTGGACACTAGATTATATATTGAGAGTGGTGATTGGACACGCTACTGTTTCGGGAACCCTTCAAAAAATAAACTTGATCTTAATAGTTATGTGGCTCACTGTCCTCAGTCCCTTAACTCTCGTACTCTTAATGAAGCTTTTCTAAAAGTATTCTATGAAATTGCACTTCCAAATCCCACTACATTCAGATTACATGCACAAATTCACGACTCCATACTCTTTTCGTATAAAGAAGGATTTGAATCTCATGCAGACCGAGTTAGAGAATGTATGGAAATTCCTGTCACGGTCCGCGATGTATCTGGAACTTATAGAACCTTTACAGTTCCAGCAGCCCTAAAGTTAGGGATAAAAGATAAACTAACTGGCATCTTAAAACGTGCCAAATACTGGAGTGAAACAGAATGATGAGTGTTAAAGCAATTGTACTTAATATAACTTTAGAGACGCCTTCTGATGTAAGGGAACTCTATGAGTTATTAGAGTATGCACTACGATTTGCTGAGCCTGAGAAAGAAGTAACCCAGAAATGGATTATGTTTACAGATCAGTTAGCCCACGACATTTTACCTAAACTAACTAGGAAAGTGTAATACACCTATGCAAGCCGGAACTGGAGATTTTATTTCCGAGTACATATCCTATGCCTCAGAATCTTCCGAGGTTCCAGCAACATTTCATAGGTGGGCTGTAATCTCTGGCATTGGTGCAATGTTAGGTAGGCAGTATTACTTTAATCACGGACATTTTACTCTCTACCCTAATACCTATTGTATGTTGATAGGATCACCGGGCACACGGAAATCTTCTGCAATTAAATTAATGAAGAAGATTCTGATTGAGGCTGGTTATAATACAATTGCTGCGGATAAGACTACTAAGGAAAAGTTCTTAATGGATCTTGCCGGAGAGACTGGCGAAGAAAATAAGAAACTTTCACCTGATGAATTACTGGATCAAAACTTATTTGGAGACTCAGATGGAAGTCCAGGAGCAGACGCAGAAATATTTATTATGGCCGATGAATTCAACGACTTTTTCGGAAACGGAAATATTGAATTCATTAGTTTGCTTGGTACTCTTTGGGATTATTCTGGAGTTTATAAGAACAGAATCAAAAACGGGAAGAGCATCGCAGTCACTAATCCTACTATTAGTATTCTTGGCGGTAATACTCCTACAGGTTTTAGTCTAGCCTTTCCAACAGAAATTCTTGGACAAGGTTTCTTCTCTCGAATCTTACTAATTTATGGAGAGCCTAATGGAAAAAGAATTGCTTTTCCTAAAGCACCTTCTCAACAATCAACCTATAATTTAATTAAGTCTCTTAAAGAACTTAGGTTACATGCATTAGGAGCGGCTACATTAACTACTACAGCAGAAAGATTATTTGAGAAAATTTATTCTCATAGAATCCATGTAGATGATGTGCGCTTTGAGTCTTATTCTAATCGACGCTTCACTCACTTAATTAAACTTGCTTTGATTACGAGTGCTGCTAGAAGATCTTCTCGTATGGAAGAACAGGATATTATATATGCAAACACTATTCTAACTTATGTAGAACAGTTAATGCCTAAAGCTCTTGGAGAGTTTGGTAAAGCAAAGCATTCTGATGTAAGTCATAAAATTATTTCACTTGCAGAATCTGCTGAACATGTTATAACTTTCAAAGAGATCTGGCGCCATGTAAATAATGATCTTGAAAAAATGCAGGATCTTTCAACTCTTTTACAAAACTTGGTAGCAGCAGATAAACTTCAAGCTGTGCCGGGCGGTAAAGGATTTCTCCCACGAAGAAGAGTAATTGAATACTCTGATTCATCTTTGTTTAACTATGAACTCCTCACCGAGGAAGAAAGAAAGTTGGTAATATGAGTGCTCATGGATTTGTTACTGTAGTAAATGAACAACGAGACTTTGAAATGCTACGTTATGATGTATTTGTAGCCGCACTATTTAAAGTCTT